TCGTGCAGCATGGCTCTTGCCTGTTCCTGTAGTGCCATAATACCACCAGATTCGTGTCTTCCAAGTTCGGGGCTTTCCAGAAAGGGCTTGGAGGGCGCGAATACCTGCGTGGTATCTAATGAAATCGGCTGGATACGCTTGCGCGATGGCTGCAAGGCTTTGACCCTCACTGACGCACTGGCCAATAAGTGCAAGATCTGACCGAGCTCCCTGTCCAGGTCCGTCGGGCTTGGTTCCATGCTCGACGATCCCAAAAGAAGCTCCGGTGTCCCGAGTATCTTCTTTGGTACAGTAAGCATGGGCTTCGGCAAGGGTACCCCGCATGACTTCGAGGTGAACGCGATCGGAGATGTATCTCTTGACTCCGGCGAGGGTGCGGGGGTTTTGAAATACGCAAAGTCCTTGCAAGTGAGCCGTTCCGGATGCTCCAACTTCAGGTTGGTAGCATACGTAAACGGCTTGGATTGCAAGGTTGTCTCTAATTCGGGCTCGATCATCATCTGTGTAGTTGTTGAGCGTCCAGACCCAATTGCGTGATCGAGACATTCGGCAAAATAAGATGATTGTTCGAAGGACATACGACGGTCGATTTCGGCACTTTTCCAGGGAAAAATTATGCCGAGATCAACTTTGTCCACGTCGTACGGTCGTACAATAGGCCAATTGCAAAAATTGCCAAATTTTGGTCAAAATTTGGCCATATACTGTGCATCCCTTTTTCGCAGAAGGAGAAATCCCACTGCACAAAAGTAGTGCACAAAAGTGACATAGGTAATACTGAGCTATGTCACGATAAAAAAATTTTTATATTTTACAGATTCCAACCAAACCCCCTTCACGACGGAGTCCTTCGGACTGCTGCGCCTGATGGTACTTTGCTTGACGGAGTCCCGCTGCGCGGGACTGCAGCGGAGCTTCGCTCCTAGGAGAGGGCATTCCCCCCCATCCACCCCCCCCAACCCCCCCTCCTTCCCCCTCCGGGGGGAAGGAGGGGGGGAGTTTTGGCGCTTTCAGCGCCTCACATTGATTGGATACCTTCTCATGCGTGCTACTGGTAGTCGAGGTAAAGGCATCATGGCTATACGTGCCATTTCAGCTTGATTCCTACGATTCCTCCAAGCTTCACGGTTACGAATTTCATTATTACGATACATAAAAGATCTTACTCCCCTATAAATTACACTACGTGCGGCTGCTCGCCGCACTCCTGCTGTTCTCGGGAATTGTGGATTATTGTATCTCATGGCAATTAATGCCAGCTACAAAAAATCTTAAAATTAATATCTACGACGTAGGATACGGCTCCTAGTACGAGTGTTATAAGGGCGACGAATAGCGAATCGGCGGCCCCTTGCGGCAACTCTTCTTCCTCTGCGTGCATAACGTGGCATTCTCTCAAAATTATGTGACGATCACTAATTCTTATTTTTAGCCACCGCCCACACTATTTAGGGGTCCCATCGCAATGAGAGCGCTAGCCTCATCACTGCCACGCGTAGCGTTGGCAATACTGAGAATATCAGCGACGCCGAGTGTAGGAGAAGCTCCTTCGTCAAACGACGCAATATCCAACTTCCCGTTGATATAAGTATCGTTATTGACTAGAGTCAAATACACGGGATGGCAATGCTCCTTATACATGCCAGTTACAGCACACGACGCTTCGGTACCGCGTCGGTCCACAATAGCATTTAAAGGAGCAGTGACTGGTCCAGCTTTGATAGGCTGCTCGATATACGGAGCAGGTACACCTGATACTGCAATACTAATGATATATGATAAATCATCGACACATGCGCATGCATTATCATTGGACTCAATAGGCAAGCCAGGAGGCAAATCTATAGATTGATACTGAGAGTACTTACGTGCATCGTAATCCATAGATTGCAAATACATACTCCAGGCTCGAGTAGATCCGCCTGATATTATAAATTGGTCGCGAGCTACCTGTTTGTACGGATTCTGCTGGTTTTCAAACGGGCCGCCAGCAGGTAATGTAGTGACTCTGTAATTATCAAGAGCTTTAGCAGGCAAAAAGGGGCCACGTGCATTTGTAGTTACATCCACTGCAGTAGGAGGCTGTCCTTGATAGTCAGCCTGGTTCCTATTTGCATAAGAGTAATTCAAGTAGCCCCTCTCGTATGCTGCAACCATAGTATTGACTAAATCCTCTTTAATCATATCGTGACCCTTCTTTAATCGGGTAATCACAATATCGACTACGATAGGATTAGTACCTTCATTGGCAAAATTGTATGCCAATTCTCCACGACTCATTTGGCTACGATAGTAATAGCTAGCCCCAAATTGCGTGACTTGATTAGCCCCAGGAGGGTGCAAATTGGGCATGCTATCACATGTTAGCTGACCATTAATGTTATCTGCGTTAGCATACACAGTTTGATAAGTAAGTCCGGTGACGGTGCCAGCGCCGCTGTCAATAGCAGCAATTTTCATAGGATTCGCGTTCCAGCCTAAATTTTCAAGAGCACGACGGCTCATACGCGAATACATAAAATCGCCATTCTGCGGATACCGATAAGGCGACTGAAGTGTGGTGTTCAGTCCACTAGTAGCCGGAGGTGCGCTGTACGCAGATCCAGTTCCTACAGGATCACCGTTTTCGACAGCGCCAAGACGACGTACATACGACTTATCGGGGCCTAAAGTATTATTCCAACTAACGGTATTCTTCCCATATAGGGAATTAGGAGAGTTTGATTGAGAAGCTGTCAATACATGCCTAAATACGTTGTGGGTCACAAAACGATTAATAGGCAAAGCATTGTCCTCAACCAAAAACGAAGGAGGCTCTAGTTGCATCTTATAGGCAAAAGCCATAGAAGCAACTTGAGGCTTATAAAGCATGTGCTCACGCGAAAATGCATCAACGATGCGTTTACCGTTAGGCTCACCAGTCTTAAACTTAATAGGAGCTAGAATGTTCTGCTGCTGAAAGGCAAGCTCAGCACCTCTGCCCATGCGCATCTGCGCAGGAAGCATAGTACAAGACTTGTCCTTGGCAGCCTCAATACGAGATCTTTTTGCGCCTTGCTGTTGCGCCTTAAAGCTATTTGACATGGTACTATTGCCAGTACCGCCAGCCATTCCGCGCAATCTAGAAGCAAGGAAATGAATTACATCAACTCCCATGGCCTGTGCCTCCTCCGCGAAAGCAGCTTGCATCGCCGGAGGCATCTTCTGCCAATAGGAATGTGCTTGTGTAATATACTCCATTTTTGCGAAATAATGCGGAGATACTAATTTCTTATAATTTGCTTAGTGGGTGTGGGTTACAGGCGCAAAAAGATTGACGGAGTCCCGCTGCGCGGGACTGCAGCGGAGCTTCGCTCCTAGGAGAGGGCATTCCCCCCCATCCACCCCCCCCAACCCCCCCTCCTTCCCCCTCCGGGGGAAGGAGGGGGGGAGTCTTCTCGACTGAGCTAAATCGGGTGAAAGCCCGCTACGCTTGGCTGTGCGGGCTCCTCTCCAAATAGTCTCACGACCTCAATTCGACGCATAAGTTGGCCCAAATCCTCCGCTGTACGTCCGGCCCACATGATTTCTGGTCTGTGGGGAGCCGTAATCACAATATCCTTAGCCCGAAATTGCACGGTTCCGCCCTTCACCTGCAGCTGTAATGGATATTCATCAAATAGGCGCAGCAGCTCGGAGAAGTGGCAAAAATTGCATCGGTAGTCGTCGATGATTACGGACTCTTGTCCTGGGTCGTATCCATCCCACCACGTGTGTGTTGGGTTTTTCCAATACGCGTCCTCAAATTGTAGTCGTGCAGCATGGCTCTTGCCTGTTCCTGTAGTGCCATAATACCACCAGATTCGTGTCTTCCAAGTTCGGGGCTTTCCAGAAAGGGCTTGGAGGGCGCGAATACCTGCGTGGTATCTAATG